TCCATTTACAGTTTATATAGTTTTACAGGAGCCTGTGGGTTGAGTTCCCCACTCATTTGGAACCCACACTCCTAAGCTAAATACGATTAGCCGGCAACCAATGCCTACGTCCCACTTTTATACTTGCGGAGTCAAGTCAAACGGATACTCCGTTTGCTAGTTTTGGTCCCAGGACCAAAAACTGGCCGGTTTACGTCCGGCAACATGCCCATTTACCATGGCGCAAAGGTCACGTCGTGTTCCACCCCGACGTTTGGTGCATGCAATCTACACATGTTAGGCGACTTCTCGAAAATCGCTACGTCTTGTTTGTTCGTTGCTTGTTTAGAAGTAACGACTGATGAACCCCAACTGTTCGGGGTTCAAATCGCCACCACTGAAGCAAAAATCAGGAGCTACAAGATTCTCCTCATCATCAAGCGCCGGTCTTGGGCTGCGCTTTATTACTGGCTTCGAGGATTCCACCATTAATCGCCATTGCTTATGTTTGACTTTCTTCCGGATGTCACATAACCCAGAAAGAATCCGATCACAATCTGGGTAGAAACGTTTACCTATTTCAAAGTCGTCCATTAAATGTTCAACGATGAAGGCGCTGTGATTAACGGCCGCGACCGCAGCCGCAACACGATCGTGTGTCCTAATAACACACGGATCTTCCTCGCCAAACACTTTTTCTTGTTCTGCGACGTCCATGTAGTCGTCAAGCAGACTCCCCAAGTACAGCCCGTCGGTAGTTGTGTCGCTTAACCGGCGCTCTATCTCCAATTGATCGCCTATGGGTATAGGCGGAAAGCCTTCGGCCCCGACGGCTACCTCGACACGCATTGATTCATCCACAACTATTTCAGGAAGTCGCATTTCACTAGAACCGGGCCAATGCTTCTCGTCTAGATACTTGCGCCAACCTTTAAAAGGCTTGTTGAAACTGCGGGTGAGTCGCATGGCGCGGTTAACCATAGCGTACAACACGGGGTGACCTGGACTGAGATGGTGTAAGCTCATCGCCATAGCGCGTACCAAAAACATCTGTTTCGATTTCTTGAGTCGCGAAGCTTTCTTAACCCAAAAGAACCGCATTGATCTGCCGATGCTTAGGTACCGCTTGCCATCAACCCAACGGCAGCGCAAGAAATCAGCGTCACCGGGTCTGGTGCCGTACACGGAGGAGCTGAGCTCGAACCCAATTTGCGCGGCAACTTCAGGTTGTAAAATGGTTGAATCGACAACACCATCGTCACCTTCAACGATTGGGTCGATCAAGCATTCGACACCCGACACATGGGCCTGATACAACGCTAATAGAACGTTGACTACCCCATTGCCGAACGACGTCCAGAAGTGCCCACTACAGCGCGATTGGATCGCGAACACACTGTCCATCGTGTTCAACTCATAATACTCGGCGAAATGTCGCAAAAGGGCATCTCGCGTATTGTTGAATGAGTATATCTCACATAACCGCAGCATGACGTAGCTTTCCAGCTTCCGCAATTCATAGCATATCGACGACTCGAAACAGCTGTAATCGGTGATGTTGTGTGGACGATCAGTGGCACTGATGACTTTCATAGCCATCTCGACCGCGTCCATGTCTTTGACTTGGAACCGTCCGAATTCCGAATGATTCCATTCGTCGAAGAGCATGGTCAGCGGCCCACACTCCATCATCATCAGGTCACTCATCGTCATAATCATTCGGGGTTTCACGCCAAGATTTTCGCCCACTCGCTTGATATTGCTTTCGAATTTGACGAATGCGCCGTGGCGTTGGAACCTAGCCAACTCATCGCCGCTCATCGAGCCATCAATGTATCGCTGGTAGTTTTCACAATTACGTTCGATGTCTTTCATCGTCTTCTTACCTGCGTAGTGCTGGCGGTGGTGTTCAATGATTCCAGGTTCAACTAGTGGCCTCACCATGATGCGGGACAGTTCGTTGGTCAAGAAGTCCAGACTGAACTCAGTAAACCTCATCAAAGCTGTAGCTGATCCATTTGGCAACTTTGGCATAGCTCGAGCTATGAACGCTGACAGGCACGAGACTTGATCATTGACACTAATCAAACCAGG